GGCTGATCGTGTTCTTGATGAAGCGAACGCTCCCGTCGGCAAACCCCACATTGACGCCGCCCGGATGCAGGCTGCCGATCGACCAGGCGTAACCAAGCTTGTTGGTCGTGACGCCGCCGATCTTGTCGGTAACGAGCTTCTCCGCCAGCGGCGCACCGATCGCATCGTGGATCTTCTGCGTCAGCGGGCGGATGATGAATTCCTGCTGGAACTGGTGCGCGAGGTCGCTGACCAGGCTCTTGAGGACGTCGAGCGGGTTTTTGAGGTCGAGAATATCCTGTGCCGCGTGCCCGAAGGCGTCGGAAAAATCGTCGGCGAACTGCTTCGTGCGCTGGTTGAGCGCCTCGAACTGATTGACGCGGAGATTCTGCATCGCCTCGGCGATCTGTGCGATCGTCTTGGGTAGGGCGTCGAGATAGTTCTGGAGCGGACCAGCATTCTGGATCTGGATCGCCTTGGCGCGATCGGCATAGATCTCGTCGAGCCTGGCGAGTCGATCGCGAGCCTTTTTCTTTTCGGTATCGGCCGCGAGCTGATCGGCGACGATCGCATTGAGTTTGTTGCGCTCATCCTGCTGATCGAGCGCGAGCACGCGGAGTGCGATCGCTTGCCGTTCACCGGCGGTTTTGGCCACAGCGCCGAGCGACTGCAATATGTCTCGCTCGTTATCGTTAGCGGCGGTGGACAACTCGACCGCATCGAGCGCGAGCTGGTGTTGGCGCTCCAGCTCGGCGCGCAGCAGTTCCTCGGCGCGGACCGTCTCGTTCTTGGCGAGCAGCTGCTTGGCTTGCGCATCGGTGAGATGGCCCGCCGTTAGATTGAGCTTCACGTCCTGCGCGAATTTATCCGCCTCGACGTTGATCTGCTCCTTCGCGAAGCGCGCGATCGTGTCGGCGTCGGTCGCCTGCTGCTGCTTCATGCGCAGCAGCTGCTCGTCGAGCTTCGCGTTCTGGTCCGTGAACAGCTTTGGCTCAAGCTTCGAATGCGTCGGCGGCGCCAGAAAATTCGGGAGGCCACCTCCCGAAGCCGGCGGCTTAACTTCTGGCTTAATGACCGCAGTGGCTTCGGCGAGCTGCCGCTTGAGGTCGCGCCGCGTGTTGAGCAGTTCCTTGAAGAGCGGAGCGGATTGCATGGCGGGATTGCGTAGATAGGGCTCAAGGTTCCGCGTGTTCCCTGCCAATTGCTCGCGAATACCCTCCGGCGTGCCACGCGCGCCGAGGCCGCCGCCGATGACTGCGCCGCCAAGCACGCCGGTCACCGCGCCGATTACGCCGAATTTGCTGCCAATCTCAAGCCCCGCGAGGCTGCCGAGGATCGCGTAAGCCTGCGACGGGTTTGATCCCATAAACTTGCCGATGCCGATCGAAAGATCGGTCAGGCTGGTAGCGAGCTTCACGATGGCATCGGCATTTTCGATGACGGTGCTGGCCAACCGCGCCTGGAGAACACGCTCAAGATTTCCGAAGGCGATCTCGGCCTCGTGGGCGCGCTCACTCTGTTGCGGCGTCAACTCGATACCCAAATTCTTAAAGGACGCCGCCAGCTCGTCGATCTTGGCACTGCCCGCACCCAGAAGGGGCGCGAGCTGCTGTCCTGCCTTGCCGAACAGGGCGATATCGATAGCGCCCTGTTTTACCGGATCGGTGATTTTTTCGAAGGACTTCGCAATCAGCGGCAGCGCATCGCCCGCCGTCTTACTGGTTCCAACGATGTCCACGCCGATCACTTTCGACAGCGCGGCGAACGCTTTGCTTGGCGCCTCTGCGCCCAATTTCGCCTCGCCCAGCGACTTGGTGAGCTTCTGCAGCCCCTTGTCCATATCCTCCTGACTGACGCCGACCTGCGCCGCCTCGAAGCGATAGAGCTGTAAATCATGGCTGGTGACGCCGAGCTGCTTTGACACAACGCCAAGCGAGGCGGCATATTCCAGGCTGCCCTTGATGGCTTCGGCACCTTTCTCGATCACGAAGGCTTCGGCAAACAGCTTCGCTGCTTCCTGGGACGATTTGATGCCATGTTCGATCTGCTGCAGCGATTTGTTCATCTTCGCTGCGTTCGAATTGAGGTTGGCCGCCGCCTTCTCGATATTGGCGTTGAACGACGCCGTCTGGGCGATCAGATCTACGACGAGCGAGCCGACTTGTGCCATCTCATTGCTCCATCACAGTTGGGCGCTGGCTGTTACGGCGGTCGGGGCAAAGGCGCGCCCCGACCGCCGCACCGCAGACGGCGGTCCTCAGGTTCGCGTGCCCGATCGCGGGCCGCTGAGGCTCGCCTCCGCTATCCGGCATTGCCGCGCCTGGCGCCGCCGTGTTCCAACTTTCCGTCACTTGCCCCGCCTCATCATCTTTGAGTGCAACGCTTCCTCGCGGTGCTCGAGGATCTCGATGCGGGTGATCATGTCCTCGATCGATTTTCCGTTTTCGGCCGAGGTGCCGGGAGCGGCCGGCGCAGTGCTCGCGAACGGGTCGCTGCGCGCATCGCGCTTTGCCAAGGCTTCCAGGCTGAAATCCTGCTGCTGGCGATAAACCGAATCGCCCCCTGGTACCGGCGGGAGGTCGAGTTTCTTGCGTGCTTCGTTGGGCTTCATAAGGTTTTTCGCTTTGTCGAGCACCTCCATCTGCGAGACGGCATCCATCCGCAGCAGATTGTCGATGTCGAACTGCGTCGCATAGGTCGCGCCCTGGAATGAGACGCCATCGCCGATCCCAAGGCCGATATCGAGGCAGAGTTCGGCCGCTTCGATCAGCGACTGCAGGCATTGCGAATAATATTCGACGTTGAGCGCCTGGATATTGGAGTAGGTCGGCATCTGGCCGAGCCCGATCTTGTAGGGTGGAACGTGGAAGGTCGAGCAGACCACCTCGGACGTCCATTTCAGCTGCTCGATCAGCTGCGCATCGACCGGATCGACCGAAAGCCCTTCATATTTGAGGCCGTCGCCGAGCACCGCGATCTTGCCGGCGTTGCTGCCGGTAAAATTCTCATCCCAATACTCTTTGAGTCGCTTCGCATTGTCCTCCTCGATCTGGCCCGGTGCCATGAGGATGCCGCCTGGCTTGGAGCCGTTGGCGAAGAAGGTGGCGCTGTTGTTCTGAATCTTGAGGCCTTGCGTGGCGGCCAGCCCGCTCGCGAAGATCGGCGACATGCCGACCAGCGGATGAAACAGGCAGTTGAAGCGATCATGGATGATCTCACGCGCGGGAACGGTGATCGCCTCGGGCAGTCCGCTCAAATAATCAGTGTTGAGCTGGTAGAAAACCTCGCCATTATCGGAGACGAGCGGCTGCACTCGGCTCGGATCGAGGACATAGAGTGCGGTCACGAGGCCGCGTACATTGCGCTGCTTCAGAATGTAGGCATTACCGCGCGAAAGCTTCGAGAGAATCCAGTTTTCCACAAACTGAATGCGATTTTGATAATGGTTTGGCTCACGCAGCAGCGGCGAAAATGCCGGGTTGGCGGTATCGGCCCAGATGCCCGAAGGCGCTTTCGCCATCAGCTTGACGCGCAGCTTGGCGACATCCGACGCGATCAGCGTCATGCACGAAAACACCGCATGATAAGCCAGCGCGTCGGCCTGGTTGACGGTGACATTGCGCTGCCACGCGCCGGCAAAGCTCTCCCGGACCAATGGATACCAGCCGCGTCCCGACGGAACGGGCGAAACCATGTATTTCGACCGGGGCGCCACTGCCTTGGCCAGCGCCTGCATAAGTGCGCTAGCCATTTACCGACCCCTGGAGGCGCCAGCACGCGGCGAAACAGAAGAGGCCGGTCAGGATTATCGCGGCGGGCAAGCCCAGAAGCATCCCAACTCCGGCCACCATGAGGGCGGTGCCAGCGAGAGCGATCGCGAGGATGGCGAGCACGATCCAGTTCACGAGCGCGACGCCTTCTCGATCGTACGGATGCGATTCTCGACGGTAACGAGCGCGCTTCTGAGTTGCTCGGTTTGCGCATCGTTGAAAGTGTATGTTTTGGCCAACAAAGTCGCCAGAACCGTGACGATCGACCACCAGTCGCAGTTCGTCAGACTGACCGGGTTTTTCGCCGCCTCGATTTGCGAAAACGCGGTGCGTATATCTGCGAGCATCCGGGTGATTTCACCCTTCGCCTCTTCCAGCCGGGCGTCGATATAGTTTGGGTCCAGCGTTTTCAGCTCCGGCTGCGCCTGCCTCAAATGCGGCTCAGGATTGCTGCTACGCGACTTGGCGCCGAATGTGCGACGGCCCGTCACTTTCCGTACCTCCCGGTGCCGCCGACGAAGCCCGCAAGACGGCGCTCGCCGGCGGTGAGTTTCACCACGTGATTCGAGGTCGCACCCTCAGCCTCGCGCCTGCCCCGCGCGATGACGCGTTTCATCTCATCTCTACTTTTGGCGAACAGGATCGCGTCAGCGAGGGGAGCTTCGTCGATAATCCACCTGCGATGTTCTGCGATGACCGCCGAAAGCTCCCCGGCCTTTGCCGTGAGAATCCGTCGTGCCCAATCCTTCGCGGTCTTCGGCCGATTGTTCCGTACATCAACCTTCACGACACGACCCGCTTTGGTGCCGATTGGATCACTCAGCTTCACGACGCGAGTGCCGTGATGCGCTTTGGATTCAACGATCTGTGCTCCGGGGTTCGCGGGCACGCTGACCAGGCTTAGCTCCAAGATCTCGATGGCAGTATATCGCACGCCACCATCCGGTAGCGGCTGATACCCTCCAGGAAGAGGGCGAAACCCGATGCTGACACTTCGAACAACCTGATATTTTACGGTCGCCCAAGCCTCGTCGACACGATCCTTGAACGGGCTGGATTCGGACACTTTCGGGATGCGCGCCGTGAAGCGCACGCCTTGGGCCGTCGGCGCGTCAAATGTGACGGTCCCGATCGGCGCATCATGCTGGTGCTGCCACAACAGGACCGCGGGATTTGCGAATGTGCATCCCAGCGGGTCGATGATGTCGTTGACGCGGTCGATCTGCGGCGTGGTAGCCCAGCCGCTCAGCTCGCGACGGTCTTCATCGATCGATTTGATTTCAAGCTTGCTAAATGCCCGATTCATTTTTAGCTCCATTGCGAGCTGAAAATCGCATGCCTCGGCAAATTCACGAAGGACGCTTAGGGACGCTCCGGGACGCTCCGGGACGCTAAAACGAAATAAATTTTGCAGCTGCATCGCTAAATGCGGCCACGCCCGCCAGCGGGTAATCGATGTGCTGGCGATTGCGCTTGCGCCAGGGCGGTCCCTTGACGTCG